GCAGTTGGCGTTGTGGGAGCTATCAATTACGGGATCGCTCTCCCATGTTACGAGACCATTCGTACTAGGGTCGTCGAACGAGAAACCTGGTTCGACGGAGCATTCACTTATCATCTCCCAAGCTGGTTCGACACCAGCGATAAGAGTGATAGGAGACTGCTAATGGGTAAGCTCTTCGGAGCCCAACCAGACCTTAATACGTTATGGCAACTCGCACCATGGAGCTGGGCCGTTGACTGGGTGACTAATGCAGGTTCTTGGGTAAAGAACCTTCAAAGTCTCATCAGTTACGGCACGGTTCTCCGCTATGGGTATATTATGGAGAAAACTACCATAACAGATACCTATAGCGCTGGAAAATTGGTCGGGCTACCTGACCCGTCCTATCTGGCGGTCCCTGGTTTCAAACCGCCTTATCCAGTTGTATCCCCTATTGTTCTTCGCACAACTGTGAAGAAGAGGGTACAAGCGAACCCCTTTGGTTTTGGCCTCAGTTGGGATGGGTTGTCCTCCATCCAACAGGCCATATTGGCAGCTTTGGCTATTACCAGAGTTGTCAAGTAGGTTCACTGCACACCAACGCAAAAGGAGCACGTCGATGCTTACTGAACCGCTATCCCTCACCCCCGGAGCAGCGTTCGACGCTGGTGCCGTTTCCCTTCCCCGTGTATCACAACAGGGAACGGTAAGCGTGTACCAGGCCGGACCACTTTCCGTGGCTGCGGGATCGCTTCTCCGTGTTACTGCCTCCCATCAGTACGGGAGACGTACACGGAGAGTCCTTCGCTGTGATTACAGCGACAATGCAGGGAGCACGCTCACTGCCGGAACGACATCACCTCGTAGCATGTCAGCTTACGTGGTGTTTGACATTCCGACTGCTGGGCAGTTCACTGCAACGGATCAGCTAGCACTCTTTAACGGCCTAAAGGGCACGTGGAGTGCTACGACCGATTCTGTCATGAAGAAGATTCTTGGTGGCGAAAGCTAACCAAGGTCTCCTCTCCTCAACAGAATTCTGATCAGGAGTACGCGTCGGCTTAGGATGTCCACCTCTATCAGGAGGGAACATGAAAAGCCTAACTGTGCTCTGGAATAGTGTAGCTGCTGATTTGGCTACACGGTGTCGCACGAGCGCCCACCACGACATTAAAACTGTCGCGGTTCGGTCAGATAACGAAGGGTTATCGTTTCTCACGATAACTTTACCTAACTTTGCGAAAGACTTCGAGTATTGTCTCGAGCAAGGTAAGGTAGACGACGCCACTTTCCTATCATTTAGGAGAAGTGGGAGTCTCCCGGTATTTCTATCGGGTTTCTCTCGTCTCGTTTTTGACCGTGGCACTGGCGACCTACTCGACGAACCTAGTGTTGACGCGATTCGAGCCATCCGTCAGCTTACGCTGATGTATGGCAAGCTTCTCGTCGACTGTAAGGCCTCCCGAGTAAGGAGGGCTTACACTGAGTTCGTCGAGTGTGAGCAGGAAGTCGAAGCGATGCAAGGTTACAGGAACTACAACAGGTTCCTGCCAATGTGCACGCTTCTGTTCGGCTCGATGTTCTCCCGCGTAGATAAGTGTATCTACGATGGGGATCTAAAGCCGAAGCATGGACCTGGTGCGACTGCTGATTCCAAGTATGGTAATCAGAAGTTTCACCAACTTACTTGGCCCATGCGCCTTGAACCATACTTTCCTTATGGAGAGATGGTTCTTCCAAACTGGTCCCATTGGGAGCAGATTGGTGAGGTCGACTTCCTCGAACCCGGCCGTGAACTACCTGTAAAGGTAGTTGACGTTCCTAAGACGATGAAGACTCCTCGGATTATCGCTATAGAACCTACTGCAATGCAGTACTCGCAGCAGGCAATATTGCGATTATTCCAAGATGGGATCAAGAATTCTTTTCTTGATTCCTTTATCGGTCTGGATGACCAAACGCCTAACCAGCGGATGGCCAAACAGGGCTCCAGAAATGGAGATCTCGCCACGCTCGATTTGAGTGAGGCGTCCGATAGAGTCTCTCATGAGACCGTTTCTGTTATGCTCTCCAGGCATCGTCACTTACATGACGCTGTCATGGCGTGCAGAAGCAGAAAGGCGCTCCTACCTAGTGGAGAGTTGAGAACTCTCGCTAAGTTTGCGTCTATGGGTTCAGCCCTGTGCTTTCCCATTGAGGCAATGGTGTTTGTAGCCATCATCTTTCTGGGTATAGAGCAG